CCTAAGTGCAATATGTCTTTACATATATTGCAATATATTCTACTGTTATGCCTAATAGTTAATTTATATTGGAGATAGTCATGCATAAAAACATAATTAGACACATACAAGAAGCAACCCCAATAAGAGATGAAAGCAGTTACTCTTTAATGATTAAAGAACTGTTAGGATTTGTAGCCTTCGTGATGTTCATTGTATTTTTATTCTGTGGATATATTGTCCTGCAATAATCAGATCTTTTTAAAGGCATCCTCAAGATCATCTAAACTTAATCTCAATATCTCAGCCGATGCTTTTTCGTTTCGGCTGTTTTTTATTGCCCATTCTTTCGCTGAGTAATTATGCAACACTACATCTTGCACAATACTGAAACTTCTTTTACCCATCCTTCTAGCAACCTTAATGAAATCCATCATAGCAACCTCAGAGCGATCAAAATCATTTGATAGATCTTTTCCTACCACTTTATCTGACAACGTAGCTGTTAGCTTCTGATTTCGCCCTGAAGCCATATACAAACCCAATAACCTCTGAGCAGTCTGATATTGATCGTAATCGATAACACCCTTCTTAAAATAAGTATCAATCCATAATTGATCAGTTACATATAATATTTTCTGCCCTGCTATTTTAGTCGGCTTCTCAATGACTTCATGCTTCTGCAAGAACTCAGGAGTTGGCAGAACTCTTTCTTCTTTCGGTAAGGGAACTTTTCTTTTCTTCATCGAATGTCAAACTCATCTAAGATTGACTGCATCTTGCCTTCCAACATAGCCTTCTCACAATCTGCCCTCAGCTTATGAAAATCTGTGCCTGCATAACTTGGCATATCTTTTTTCTTATAAACCTGATCAATGACACTCTGAATATAACTTTGTTGCTTATCGCTTAATTCTTTTGGTTTTTGTTCCTTCTTCTGAACTGCCCCAAATAAATAAGTTTTAATGTCAGCTACTGGACTAGCCTTAATCGATTTAAATATTTCATCAACCTTATCGACTTGCTGATCTTTACTTAATCCATTCTGCCCTAATCGCTTCATCATAGTGCCGACTATTTTGCCTGCATCAGTTTTGCTAAAGCCTTTTAAAATCAAATATTCTTTATGCACTTTAAAAACTTTATCGAACTTTAATTGATAAATTTGATTATCAATATCCTTATTTGTGCCTTCTATATCTTTAGATATAGAAGTATTAAGAGGTAAGTTAAGGGATCGTGTGACAACGTCGTCATAACCATAGCGACAATCTGTCGCATCCATTTTAGTAGGTGACAATCTGTCGCTTCCATTTTTCATGCCAGTAATTAGATATTTATTCACATGATTTGGTCTCTTGATGATCTCAATAAAACCACCTTCAACCAGTACATCCATATGTCTTTGGATAGTTCTTACTGAGCAATTAGCGGTCTCAGAAATATAATCCTGAGAGGGAAATGCACAACCATATTTATCGTTGTAAAGATCACATAAAATTATCAATATTAACTTTGCAGTTGGCTCACCAACCTTCTGCTTCATACCCCAACCTAATGCCTCTATACTCATACTTAAACCTCCAAACTGTTAATATCATTCAGGAAACTTGCAGGCACAAAATATGCCTTCCCATAGCTTCCATAATCATTAGCGAACCTATCCAACATACCTTCGCCACCCAATATCCATCCCTTAATCTCATAGGATGGACAAACTCCAACAACCAAAAAATAAACTCTATCTTTAGGGTCATCATCTCTCAAAATTAAGTCATAACCTTGTTTACTTCGTGTCCTTACTTCCCAACCAGTGCCATCAATATCGCCCCCACTTTTAAACGTATTTATTGAACCGCCCCAATATTTACCCATAGCCTTACTTACAGCTATCTCACCGCAAGCACCTTCAATATGACTATTCCAACTAGACTTCAGCTTAGTCTTATTCTTGTAGCCTCTTTTAATTGCTCCAATATGCCTGAGAGATCCAGTAGTTGAACCCTGAGCCATCTCATAATCTAAAAGAGTTACCTTCATCGTCTAGCTAACAACTCCAACCAATCATCAAAATCTAAAACTATTAATGGCTTTTTATTGTCAGCCTTAATAATCAATGCATCATTGCCTTCGAACCAATCGTAAATAGATTTAAATCCATTTGCCCTGCACTTAGCCTCAACATTCCACTTATCTTCACCGACTTTATTGACAATTAAATCGCCTTTTATTGAGCCACCGCCTGACAATGGAACTCGAATACATTCAATATCTTCATGTAGTAATGCCTGCTTCCTGAGATTATTTTCCACTCGGTAGCCTTTATCTCTAGAGAATTTCCCCATTACATTTTCCAATCCTGAAGATTAACTTTGCCTTTTGTGAAGGTATGAATCGCCAACATTTTTTTAGCTGAAGGTAATGATTTTGAATAAAGCCATTTATGAATTGTTGGTTGCGAAACTTTTAATAGATCAGATAACTCTTTCTGAGATATTCCATTTTTAACTAGATATTGTGATAATTTCACTTGCGATACTCTATATTGTGTTTAGCGATATATGCCTAATTGTTATAGCCTTAGCATTATTTATTTCAACTAGTCAATACATTTAACACATTAATAAAAAAAATATTGAAATAATATATTCTTACCTTATAGTAATATATCTTAAATAACTAAATCTTGTGGGATCAAGTAAGTCCACAAGCATAAAATAAAAAGGACTTGTAAATGGGGTACGCATTTAAATATAAATTAAAAAAAATAATTATTAGATCTTCAGTTAATAGATTGTCTGAAATTAGGTGGGATAATCCTCCTAATGCACCTCCTACCTAACAAATGAATTGAATAAATTTTATAAATAATATATCAATTTTTTTTGTTAAGGGGAGTTAATAAACTAAAAATGAAATTTCCAAATAACCTTTATGTGTTGAGGTCTAATAAAGGACTTCAACAAAAAGAGGTATCTGAGGCTATTGGTCTTGTCCAATCTGAATATAGCAAGATGGAGCGAGGCGATAGAAAGTTAGGCATACATCTTGAAAAGTTAATTCAATTTTTTAAGGTCGAGCAAGATACCATTTTAAGCAATGCAAATGTCATACATAAAAAGCCAATGGATCACCAATCAGCTAATCCTATAGAAGATCTGCCTATGTTTGGCTTGCCCTTCCCAAATGGTGCTGAAGGCTTTCAGGTACAAAAGCAAATGTTCACCCACTGTGTAAGACCTGATTATCTTATTGGTAATCTAGAGGCATATGCCTGCTTTATGCTTTCTGAAAATATGGAGCAACGATATTTATATGGTGAAATACTTTATGTAGATCCCACATTGCAAGTCAAAGAAAAAGACTATGCAGTTGTTCATATAGATGTTGCAGGCAAAGTTGCAGGCTTAGTCCGCAGGGTTTTTGAGGTCACTGATAGGCAGTATAAACTATCAACTCTTAATCCTGAGAATACTGAGGTTTTTAAAAATTCAGATATAAAAGCCATACATAAGATAGTTGGTGCTAGAACCAATATAGAATAAATATATTGCAATATATTCCTATAAGGTATAATCTCTTCTATGAATTGAGAGGAGATTACCTATGGCATATCCATATTTTGAGAAGTTTGGATTAGACACAAAAAGTCTAGCTGAACGTACTAACACGATTGGTGGTAGTGATATCACCACATTAGCTTCAGGAGATCCTGAACGCATAACAAAACTATTCCAACAAAAAACTGGCAAGATTGAACGAGATGACTTGACAATGGTTTGGGCAGTTATAATGGGGCATATCACTGAAGAAGCAAATATTGAATGGTCTGAGCATTATTTAGACCTTCCTATAATTGACCGCCAAAAAGTTTTTAATGGCACTAAATATCCCTTTATGAGATGCACAGTCGATGGAGTTGTGAAAGGCTACAAGAATAGATTGGCAGTTATTGATGCTAAATTTACAATGGGTAGACCTAAAAGAGATGAGGAATATAAAGACGTTATCCCTCGCTTAGTTAAATACTACAGTCCACAACTTCACTGGAATGCATATTTAATTGAAGAGACCACTGGCAAGAAATGTCCTTATGGGTTGCTGTCTTTTATTAAGGCAGGCGATCAGCCAGTTATCCATGAAGTCAAAATAGATAAAGAGTATCAGCAAAAACTAATTGATGTTGCTAAGTGGTTTATGGGTTGTGTCGAGATGGATATAGAGCCAACTGACATTCCAACCGCTGAAGCACCAATTCCTCAAGAGGATAAAGTACCAGTAGATATGAATGCTGATCCATTGTGGAAAGCAAGGGCGGAGCAATATATTCAATCTTTTGGAGCAAATCAAATTTTTAAAGATGCTGAAAATAGTATCAAAAAGTTAGTTCCACGAAATGCCAGTGAAGCATATGGGCATGGAATACAAGTCAAAGTCGCAAAAAATAATAGTAAGAGGATAACACTATGCAACAATTAAGTAAGGCAATACCAATTCCACAATATAAAACCCCACAAGCTGAACCAGTTAGTAAGGTTGATAATAATATAGCTATGGCATTAATAGCTTTTCACCAAACTAATCCTCATGCTTATGAAGATAAAAGAAACCCACATTTTAAAAACAAATATGCCTCACTAGAAAGTGTCATTAAAACTGTCAGAACTGCTAGTCAATTTGGTTTGACCTTTACTCAGGAGATGGACTTTGAAGGCGAGATAAGTTTTGTCAGGACTGTGATGATGCACTCTTCAGGCTCTATGAGAGTAAGTAGAACTAAGATTGTATCTAAAGACCCTAATGATCCACAAAAGCAAGGATCAGCTATTTCATATGCAAAAAGATATGGACTGCAAAGTATATTTGGACTTCCCTCAGACGATGATGATGGAGAAGTCGCTACATTAAAGCCTGAAGGCATTGCTCCCAAGTTTTTCCCTTCAGGTAATTCTGCTTCAGGGGGTAACACCTCCTCCAATCCCTCTGAAGTAGATCTAAATTCACTTATAGCAAATGCAAAGTCAGAAAAAGAATTAACTGACTTATATGTGAAGCATAAGCCGACAGACGAAAAAATAATTCAAAAATTCAAAACCAAAAAAGGAGAGTTAAATGGAAGATAAACCTATGATTAAATATGGAGTTGATGAGTTAACAATATCCATAAATAAAAATGATCGTAAAACTGAGGATTGGCACTCAGACCTAAATGGCAAACTTGTCATTAATGGTGAGACTTATTATGCCAACGTCTATCAGAAGAATGAGAATTGGATTGCAGGCAAGTTAGTTAAAGCTGACACAACTAAAGTTCCTAACAAGACTATGACTAATTCTACAACCATAGCCGACAATAACACTTTAGATGATGAAATACCCTTCTAGATGAAAAGAGAAGATATTTTAAAAAGTGCGATAGGATTAATCAATGGTGATCGAGCAGACGATTATGGAGATGCTTTTGAAAACCATAAGAGGATCGCTCAGTTGTGGTCAGTTGTTTTTGGAATAAAAGTAACTACCCAACAAGTTGTCCTCTGCTTAATCTTATTAAAGGTCGCTAGACTTATTTATTCCCCATCCAAAAAAGATAGTTGGATCGATATCGCAGGATATAGCGGTATCGGTGGGGAGTTCATTGAGAAAGAAAAAAAATGACAAATAAACCAAATAAACACCTTCCTATTTTTCGCAGGACTAAAGAGCAAATTGCAATAGATAATAAAAATTTTGAAAATTGCAGTGTTTGTGGAGAGCCATTAAAGAAAGCTAAACAAAGACGAGATAGTCCTAAAACTTGTTTTATGTGTCGTGGTGATCGTGTCAATGGAAGCACCGAACTTAGACAAATGTTTAAAGAACTAAACAGTCAAAAATCTAAAGAAGTTGATGATTGGGGCAGTCAAACAATAGCTAAAGATGATGCAGATATGTATGGCAGTTTTTCAAAACAACCAACTCAAATATCTTATGGCAGTTCATCCTTAGCTGAGGTCATGGAAAGCAATAATAAATATCAATATAAAAATGGCTCTGCAAGAGATGGAGTTAGATACAAGAGGAGTTAGCTATGGAAATATGTCCAGTATGCAAGTCGGCATGGAAGCCAATCATTACAAGATCTGCGGAACAATGTCAGATATGCAAGCTAACAATGCCATTAGATTGTTGTTCAGGAGTTTGTGAGAATGAGCAAGTGGAAAAAGCCGACAACAGTATACGTTCATCCAACTCCCCTGATGACTAAATGTGATCAATGTGGAAAGGCTTTTGATTGGAGATATGGTGGTTTGATCAATATGCTCAAAGTTGAATTTTGCGGACATGAATGTTTTGACGATTATTTAAAAGAACGAAAAAGGCTGAGAGATGAGTTTCAATCGCTTTGATTATTGTAAATATTGTAAGGCTGAGATGCCTAAAACAAAAACCAAACGATACCGAGCGACTATGTGTTATGACTGCCAAACCGATAAGAAAGATGGCAACCACGAACTTCTAAAAATTTTTGATGAACTTCGAGAAAAAAATAAAAATGCTGAGAAAGAAAATTGGGGTGCAGAAAATCTTAAAGTCAGTGACGATACCCCCTATAAAAAGAAGGGGCATACTGAGGTTTGGAGACGAACTACCTTAGACGATATCTAACCCAATAATCTCTGCATTAATTTCTCAGCCTGCACTGGACTTCTAGCCTGCTCTAAATCAATAACAGTATAATGAACTTCAGCAGTCTTAGAGTTCTTGCTATGCCCCATTCTAGCTTTTCTGATATGATCAGGCACTTCACCAATCATGCTAGTGTTGTAGTACTTCCTAAAGCCACCAATACCATAGTCAGGCACTCCTGCTCTCTTACAAACTGTAGAGATTAATTTTCTCATAGCATTTTGCTCAAATGGTTTTTTTCCATTAGAATTTGGAAATACCCAAAAATCACAAATAGAGTTTAACTTCCATTTTTTTAGCAATGTCATAACATGAGAAGGCAAACCTAATACTCTTTCTCTAAAATTATTTTTTAGTTCCTGAGTGTCATATCTATAGACGTTTCTTTTGATAGTAACCTCAGACTTACTGAAGTTAATATCCTTCCACTGCAATCCCTGAAGTTCGTTAGCTGATATTCCAGTAAAAGCAGAAAACATTATAAATGTATCTAAATATAAAGTTTTTTCAGCTTGAATTAATTTCAAAACATGATCGTGAGAATATCCGCCTCTTTCAATCACAGTTCCTTTTATCTCTTTTCTATCGTCAGAGTTACAAGGATTTCTAGAAATATAACCCTGATCAACTGCAAATTTCATAACCATACTTAGTGACTGAACACAATGCCTGATAGTTTTGGCAGACAGATCTTTATCAGCACTATCATCAATAAATTCATTCACCTTACCAGTGGTAATCTCTTTGATACTCATGCCCTTATAAAAGGGATTTAAGTGCAGTCTGAGATGCCTTTCATCATTGTCATATGATCGTTGCCTAATGCCATTAACTTTTCTTCCAACCGCATTTAATCGCTTCTCTAAGGCAAGTTTTACTACGTCATCAAACAATGCAACCTCAATCTTTGTTACATAATTTTCAAAGTCAGAAATCATAGCTTTTCTAATAGACTGAAGATCTTTTTTGTTAACGGCAATCTTCCTGCCATATGACTTCATAGTCGCTGATTTATAACGAAACTGAAAACCTTTATAATCTTTAGCCACAATTATATAAGGCTTAATCTCTCCAATAAAATAATTAGCCATTAGTTTGCTCCTTCCATTAAACATTTATCAAAAGCCTTTTGCACATATTTAGGTAATCCTTTTGGAAGTGATCCATCTTCATTGAGATAAAAATATTCTCTATCAATACATCCTTCATCTTCAGTGATGACCATTTTCATTATTGCAAATTCATGTAATTCATTTTCAGTAACAAATCCCTTTTTAATACACCCATCATCCTCAAAACTTGAATTGACATAATCTTTTACAAAATTATTAGGGATCAACATTTCAGGTAAAACTTTTCCATTTTCTATTACTAAAAAAACATTTGGATCTTCAATGCTACCTTCATTATTTGTAACCTCTATTTGAAATTCATAACGAACAGCCATTAGTTGATCTCCTCAGCTTGTATAAATTCACATTCTTCACTTTGAAGTTCATATTCAGAATGGTTGTGGCAGTTATCAGTGAACATAAGATCTACATCACAATTACCAATATATTCTTCCATATGATTTTTATAGAACTCTTCCTCAGTAAAATCAGATTTAGAAGGATCTACTTCTCCAGTATCTTCATCGAAACAACAGTCATCTAAATACTCACTAAAAGACATATGAGAGTTGTTTACATATTCAACTAACTCTTCATATTTAATGCTGACATTAACATCGTAAATCTTAACGTCAGTCTTTTGGATTTTGACATTAAATTCCATTAGTTTGCTCCCTCAGATTGTTCCTTCACAAAAGCAACTGCCTTTCCTTTAGTTGGGAAAACATGAATTTCTTCTTCAGTTCTTGCAACCCACTTCCATGAACCGCCCTTATCGTCTGCTTTGTATACTTCCCAAACTTTCCATTTATTATCTTCCATTAGTTTACTTATTTTAGTGTGTAAGACTTGAACTGCTTTGATATGTTTAAGGCTATCTTTAATATCTTCTCCATGCTGTTCAGCATGTTCAGCATACTGACATCTTTCGTGGATATAATTATCAACAAGATTGTCTAACAAATTTAATTGGCTTTCAGTTAGATGTAAGTTCATTAGTTTGTTCCCCATATTGGTTGACCATATGAGTTGCTAGTCATTCTAAGATCAGCACTGCTTACATAATCTTTTGCCTCTTGTAATGTTGCAAAATCCTCAACAACCTCTTCTGCATAAGCTAAATGAAACCTACCATCCCATTCTGTTATATTTATGTTGCTACCTTCAAGAATGATCGCACCATATTTTTCAATCCATTTTCTTTCCATTAGTTTGCTCCCTCTATTCTTTTAAATGCTTCTGATCTACCTTCAACCAACTTCCCATTAACGATACATCCATTAATTGTTGATCCTGATTTAACTTCATTATAGATATATTCTTTTGCATCTTTTAATGTGTTAAATGCTTCAGACCATTCTTCATGGTTTCCACAGTCTAAAACATCATGTAAATGTGGATTTCTATATTGATATGTTTTGATTTTTACTGCGACATAACATCTAGTGTCATCACAATACCAAATAGTATAAGGTAACAATTTATATAGTTTACCAATTTCTTTAAGCATAACGATATAATTGCATTGTGCTTCTATACCAAGTTCCTTAGAACTTTCTTCTCTATAAAATCTAATATCCATTAGTTTGCTCCCAAATATTTATTGGCACACTTAATAGCCATTTTATTTATTTTTCTGTTGTAGACTTGCAGGATGAAACTTTTAGCATCGTCAGTTTTCAACCAATCTGATTTAGAAAGAATTTGAATTTCTACTGGTTGCCAATCAGCCTCACACTCCACAATATAATCCTCATAACAATCAGTTACTAATTCCTGCCAGTAAGGACTTTTTATTATTCTTTGATAATCCATTATTTTTGCTCCCTTTTTTTAATTAGCCACTCTAAAAGCGATCTTATTCCTCTATTATGCACTATTATACCTATTATGCAACTATTATTTCAAAAAAAGGGAACTATGCCTGACGAGCGTTAGCCACTTTGTTAGCCACTCTGTGATCGTTATCAGGCTTAAAACGCAAAAAAACCCCAAAAACCGAAGTTCTTGAGGTGCGTGTAAGTCATTGATTTTATTGAATAAGTTGGTTGCGGGGGTAGGATTTGAACCTACGACCTTCAGGTTATGAGCCTGACATTTTTGCCCCATTTTTGGCTGTATATATAGGTTTTCATTTTTTGTTAGCCACATAGTTAGCCACTTATTTTTTTGTTAAAAACAGTTAGCCACTTTTACTATTTTTTTAGATTTCCTGCAACCTTTTCCGCTGATCTGCCGATAGTGTAACCACCAACTCCGACTGTCAGGAGTGTCCATAATTCAGGCGGTAGGGGTATTGATAACTCAGTTCCAGTGAAAACTTCAACCAGTGGAAACACTAGAAAGTTAACTGAAACTATAGCTGTTATATTCATCATTAAGATTGGTCTCCAACTAGAAGCTATCCAACTTTCTGACTTTGCCTCAGCCAATATAATAGAACTTGCTGAAGCCTCAATCTGTTTTGAATTTTCTAATAATGCTAATCTAACTTTATTCTCAGCATCCATTTTTTTATCAGGATCAGGAATAGCTTCCTTAACTATATCTCCTATTAATGGTGCTAGTGCTGTTATTAATGGTATCATGTAAATCTTCCTTCCCTAATCTTTGAACATTTCCATCTTGTTGCTTTCCATTTGGGTAAATACTTTGGAACTTCTGAGCCAATTTCTAAGGCTCTCGCTTTGCAACTTTCAAAGGTTTCATAAACTACTGGATATTGGGTATTTTCTATAAACATACATTGTGTGGGATTGTTAATCATACAAACTGTAATCAATACCTTAAACATCCTGCCATTCACCAGTACGCATTTGGTCAGCTAATTCATATGCCCTTTTGCCAACCTGAGATGCCCATTTAGAAGGACTAACACCATCTGATCCAGTGACCATTTCTTTTGATGCAGTTTCATAGTCATCGTCAGACAATGCACCAATAAATTTTTTAAATTTTAATAGAGTTGGCTTGCCTAAATTAAAAGCCATATTCAGCACGACTGCCCTTCTAGTCTCATCTAACTGATTATACCATCCCTCATCTTTCAACTCACTCTCGCAGGCTAAAAGGTCGTTTAAAAGCATAAATTCTGCTTCAGCTTCTGATATGCCATTGAGACCGATTGCCCTGCCATATCCAATCGTTTGAACATTTTCACTGCAAAAATAGAGGTCTAATCTCAATCCCTCATGTCTGCGGATTTGATTTAATAAGTTTAAATGGATGCCTTGCTCTTTCATCTGCTCTGCTCTTTTCTGATCTGTCGGATATATCTTCTGTAAAAAATGTTTCCGATTTTGTTAAAAACTTTAAAAATTTTAAAATTAATATTTTCCATGAATTTTATTTTCCCTAAAAATATCTAGTGACTTTTCCCAACTCTCATATTCAAGTTCGGTATTTTCAAAAAAGGCTTTGGGTCTGCGGATTGATTTTCGCTGTATATTGCAAACATGAACAAACCAACATTTTCGGTGATAAGTGGAGACCATGCAGGCAATGTCGTAATCATTTGAATTAGGAAATCTTTTATTAGATCCTAAACCCATCATAAATTGTAAACCATTGTTTCTCAGGCTTCTCTTGATGCTAGAGCCTTTAACCTGAACACGAATATACTCATTGTCCTTAAAAGCTATCAGGTCAACTCCATCTTGCTGACACAGCGATGTTTGCCAACCTAAATCCTCTATAACACCGCAAGCAAAGAACTCAGCTATCCTGCCTGCTTTCGTGCTAGAATGCTGAACCATATTTAAGGTAATTTGCTAATAAAATAATACCGCCTGCTCCTAATGTTATTAAAATAGTACAGACAACTATGAGTGTGTTGCGGTCTCTAATTCTTTGCATTTCCTTTAATTGTTTACGATGTTTGGCTCTTGCTGAGGCAATCGTTGCCTGCAATCTTTCCCACTGACCAATTCCATCTGCACCATATAAAAGGAATAATGACCTGAGTTCGTCTTTTAATCTCTTTTGCTCTTCTTCCTTAAAATGCTCTTCTATTGCATTATCCATAACAGAGCCAAATATGCCTTTTTTCTTTTGTTCTTTAGCAAAGCCTAATTCAGCTTCTGCTTTGGCATAGGAACTTATCGCTTTCGTTGCTGAGGACAAATCTTTGCCCATTGAAGCCATTTTTTTTAAGGCACTATGAGCCGTAGTCAACATTGAGAATGCTGAAATAGGATCTATCATTGGCTATCCTTTATTTGGAAAGAACTTTGTCTAATTTATCTTCAAGTCTATGTAGTGCCTCCATTACACGACTTGAGGTATCTCTGAGATCTTCTTTTGTGGAATATTCTTCACGAGTTTTATTTAGCAGGATTTGCAGTCTTTTAACTTCTGAGAACATCTTTGAAAATGCCCATCCAAAAGGCAAGATCACTAAAGTCAAAACTAAGTTCCATAGTAATGTTGCCTCTATCTCCATTTACACCTCATCAGGGAAATCATAGATAGGTGCATTGCCAGTAGGCTTATCATCACTATCTGTAGGTACAACAAACAATGCTTTAAAAGCATCTAAATCTGCACAACCATTGATCTTATCTTCTATAGTTTTTGTAGCAGTTCTAACATCTGTTCTGTATTTGCTTATGTCTGATGGTATTGCTACATCACTTTCAGACTTTCTTGTTACATACCAATCGCTAGATGACATAAGGCTATTTGCAGTTGTTTTGGTCTTAGCAACCCATATAGATTTAAGACCTAATTGAACCATTTGCTTTCCAGTTCTTATATCAATAACTGCCTTGCCATCATCATCAACTACGTTTTCATCTGCTAGTTTTCTCTCAATACCTTTTGCCCAATAAAATGTACTGTCATAACTTGTATCAACATCAGCTTCTACAGTTACACCCCACTTTTTTAAATCATCAGCAGACCAAGAACTTGACCAGTTATAAGGGTGCTTAAACCCATCATCATCTTGCCATGCCTTGCCTACTTTAAGGTATCTATCTTTGTATTTATAAGCCATTATTTTCTCCTATCTTGCATTAGCATATTTAAAAGGTGCTTCGGCAAATGCCATATATATGTATGTAACACCTAAGCCATTATAACCATTAGAATTAGCACGAGGTTTGAAGCCATTACTTAGAATGTCTAATACTGAACCAAGTTGTGATTCATAATAGACATCATC